GCCTGCGTTCCGGGATGCCCGGTGCGACTGCTCGATGACCAGTCGGGAAACTTGCAGCCTGATCGGCATAAGAACGGACAGCAATACGGACTCGGGGGTCACTTCGGTGTAGCGGGTTCATCGGTTCCGAAGGGTCGGGGACAATGGACTCCCCACCCGGGAACCGGCGGTGCGAGCCGGTTCTACTACACGGCGAAGGCATCGCGTGCCGAGCGAGAAGCGGGACTCCGCGGGCACATCCCTTGCCTGGAAGAGACGTGTGAGGGGCTCGCGACCGAGGTGCACGAACTCCCCGATGGACGGACAGCAAAGTGCCGCCGCAACGGGCACCCGACCGTCAAGCCTCTGGCACTCATGGAGTGGCTCTGTCGTCTGACCGCGACTCCCACGGGAGGGCTGGTCCTCGATCCGTTCATGGGCTCGGGAACGACACTGGTTGCTGCTCGTAATCTCGGCAGGAAGGCGATAGGGATTGAGATCAGCGAAGAGTACTGTGAGCTCGCGGCGCAGCGGATGGCGCAGACGGTGATGGTCCTGTGATGCGCCGGCCGTCCCGCAGAGTGGTAGCCAACGCGGTGGAGATCGGCGGCGTGCTTGCGTTGGCGGCCTTCGCTAGCGCCATCTGGCCACCGGCGGGGCTGGCCGTGATCGGCGTATACGCGGTCGTGGTGGCGCAAGTGCTCGGAGGGACACGGTGACACTCTTGCGGAAGGCAATCTCGATGCTCCGGGCGAAGGCGTATACGGAGCCTCTGCCCGCAGCTCCGGCTTCATTCGGCACCGGACTGCTGACCGGCGCGGGCGCGGCCTCTCGCTCCTCGACGCTCGGAAAGATGGGCGACTCGGCCTGGCTTTTCGCCATCATCGACCGGATCGCCTCATCGGTAGCCGCGGCTGAGTGGCAGCTATGGCGGGGGCCGGAGTCCGATGCCCGGAAGGTTCTCGATCATCCGTTGCTGAGGCTGTGGGATCAGCCGAGCACGCGTATCCCGCGCATGCAGATGCTAGAGCAGGCCGGACAGCACTTCGAACTTGTCGGCGAACAGTGGTGGGCGATCCTGCGCGACGGGCGCGGCGTGCCGGTGGAACTCCAGTTGCTCCGCCCCGACCGGATGCATCCCGCGGCGGGAGCAGACGGGGAGCCCGCGTGGGAGTACCGGATCGGCAACGACCGCTATCCGTTGGAGGTGAGCGATGTGATGCCGGTGATCCGGCCCCATCCGACCGAGCCGCGGCGGGGTATCGGGGTCGTGCAGTCGCTGCTCGTGGAACTGGGGGCCGACAAGGCGGCGGCAGAGTTTACGGCGGCGTTCTTCCAGAACAGCGCGGAGCCGGGGGGAATCGTAACGGTTCCGCACGAGGTCGATGATGAAGAGTTCCGGCGCTTCGCGGACCGCTGGCGTCTCGGCCACCAGGGGGCGTCTAACGCGCGCCGTGTGGCGTTCCTCGACAACGGCTATGCGTGGAGCGCGCAGAACGTTTCGCACAAGGACATGGAGTACGCGGCGCTCCGGCGGCTAACGCGGGACTTCGTGCTCGGCGCGTTCGGGATGCCGCCCAGTGCCATCGGCGTTGTCGAGAATGTAAACCTGGCCAACGCGGCGGCGGGGATGGAACTCTTCGCCCGGTGGATCGTGCTGCCGCGGCTGCGCCGGATACGGGCTGCTCTCAATATGTTCGTCGCCTCGCAGTTCCCGGGCGACCTGCGTTTCGACTTCGTGAACCCGGTTCCCGACAACCGGGAGCTTGACCTGGCGGAAGCCGTGCAGGGCTACGAGGCTGGGTTCATGACGCGCAACGAGGCCCGTGCGCGGGTGGAACTGGAGGCTGTGCCGGACGGGGATGACTTCATTTCGCTGCCCGTCGCCGCGTCAACCCTGCGTGTGCAGCAGCGGCGGGTCCGGGTGCTGCGCCAGCCGTTAGACCCGGCGGGGTTGCTGCCCGACTCGGTACGCAGTGCGGAGATAGCGGCGCGGCAGGCCTGGGCATCCCGGCTTGCGGTGGAAGCGGAGGCTATCGGGGAGTATCTGGCGCAGTTCTACGGCGAGCACGAGCGGCGCGTGCGGGCGCCGGGGCCGAGCGACGTAGGCCGGTACGACTGGGGCTGGCAGGCGCGCTACGGGGAAGCGGTCGAGGCGGAGCTGGCGGCGCTGTTCGAGGCGACGCTGGTCGCGGAGGCGGCGGACCTGCCCTTGCCTGAGCTACAGCGCAGGGCGGCGGAATACGCCCGGCTTCGTGGCGGTGAGCTCTTGTCGCTGGACGGTGAGCCGTCCATTGTGCGGGACACGCGGACGCGGGGTGGCGAGCTTGTGGCGCAGGCGGTTGAGAGCGGGGATAGCCTGCGGGGGCTTCAGAAGCGGTTGCGTGAGGGCTTCGCTTTCAGCCCCAGCCGGGCTGAGTCGGTGGCCCGCACGGAGTCGGCTACCGCACTTGGACAAGGACGGAAGCAGATCGCGGTGCTCCGGGGCAATGAGGAGAAGGCATGGTTCACGCAGGGAGCGGCGGACCCGCGTGTGGACCAGGTGTGCTTGGATAACGAAGCCGCGGGTTGGATACCCGTTGATGACCTGTTTCCGTCGGGGCACGACACTGTTCCGGCACATTCCAGGTGTCAATGCGTCTGCCAGTACCGGAACGCGCCAGTAGCGGACCTATCGGGCGACGAAAGGCTGGCAGTGGGCGCGGGGCGGGTAATCCGTTGCCCGGAGTGCAACCGGCGGCAGGGTGTGAACGGGCTGCGCGGTCGGGCCGAGTTGCTGTGCGTGCGGTGCCGTCACGAGTGGTCGGTGATGGCGTAGGCGCGGACTGCGCCTTCAGGCTTGACGGGTGGTGGAGTAGTCACTAGACTCCGCGCTAGACATACTGACGCCGTAGTGGCCTGAGAGCCCTGGCGTCCGCATCCGAGAGGCCGCCCCGCGGCGGGGCAACAGAGCCCGTCTTTCACGTTCACCGGAGCGTGAGGCGGGTTCTTTTCGTTCCCGGAAGAGAGCGGCCCATGAAGCGCAACAAGCTCGTACCGGCGCGTGAGGTCAAGGTGCTGGACGCGCAGTCCGGCACGGTCGAAGCCGTCGTTTCAACGGAAAGCCGTGATCGCGACGGCGATGTCATCCGACAGTCCGGCTGGCAGCTTGACGACTTCAACCGCCATCCCGTGCTCCTATCCTCTCACAACTACGGGAGCCTCCAGTCGCAGATCGGCACCTGGACCAGCATGGCGATCCGCGGAAAGCGGCTCGTGGGCAAGGCCCAGTATTTCATCGGCGACGGCAATGCTGAGGCGGACTGGGCCTGGAAACTCATTCAGCGCGGGGTAGGAGCGTTCTCGGTCGGATTCATCCCCGACATGGCGCTTGCCGAGGAACTGGACGGCAACGGCATGGTTCCCAGTTACGAGTTCAACGGCCAGACGCTGCTGGAAGTCTCACAGGTCACGATTCCGAGCAACCCGGACGCGCTCCAGCGGATGAAGGCGCTGGGGGTTGCGCTGGACCCGGCAGTTGCCCGGATGGTCGACGAGGCCCTGCGGGAGATGCCGGAGCCGTTCGACGTGGAGTCCGCGGCCGCGATCATCCTGGAGCGCGTGAAGGCTGCGCTTGCCGAGTTCCGGGCGGACATCGAGGGCAAGGTGGGGGCCGCCGAAGAGCGCGCTATCGAGGCCGCGTTGGACCGCGTTGCCGATCTACTTATCCGAGGGGCCATCCCCTCCCACACGACGCCGAAGGCCGACGAAGACGCCGAGTGGGATGCTGGCGCGGAACTCCGAGAAGCGGAGGGCCGGGCAGAACTCCGGCGGATGCACGCCTGGGTTGATGGCGGCGCCGACCCGGAGACGAAGGCGGCGTACAAGCTGCCGCATCACACCGCCGAGGGCCAGGTCGTCTGGCGCGGCGTGGCGGCGGCGATGTCGGCCTTTATGGGCGGGCGCGGCGGCGTGGACATCCCCGAGGCCGACCGGCGGGGCGTGTACGCGCACCTGGTGAGGCACTACGAACAGTTTGATCGGGAACCGCCGGACTTTGAGTCGGCTTCTACCGAGGCGGCGGATAAAGCCGCGCAGGACGACGAGTACAAGGCGACGCTCCGGCGCGCCTTCGAGTGGAGGGACTGATGGTCACCACGGCTAACAGGGCTGTGCCGGAAACACCGGAGCAGCTGGAAGAGGAACTCCTGGACGACGACCGCCGCGCCGACATCTTCGGCAACGGTGAGAAGTCGGTGGACTTTATGCGCCGGTACGCGGATGCGTACTCCAAGCGCGACAAGGGCGAGACGGGCGGCCAGCTCAAGGACCAGATGGCGACCGTCCTCAAGGAGTTCTACGAGAGCAACGACGCGCCGATGCCGGATCAGGTCAAGCGGCTGCCCGAAACCGTAGGACAGGCTGAGGCTGGCGATCACCACGCGATCTACAAGCGACTCGGCATGTCCGACCACGAACGCCGGCAGATCGCCGGGACCGGGCGCGGGCCGGGGATGGACGCCGGAGAGTTCAGGAGCTTCGGGGAGTTCCTCGTACAGGTCGCCGAGAAGGGCGGCGTGCTGAAGGCGCTGAATGAGTCCAGCGGCGATCAGGGCGGGTTCCTCGTTCCCGAAGAGTTCCGGGCCGAGTTGCTCCGGCTGGCGCTGGAGACGGCGGTCATTCGCCCGCGGGCGCGGGTGATTCCGATGACCCGGCCGATTCACCGCATCCCGGTGCTCCGGGACACGACCCACGCTTCGACCGTTTACGGCGGCGTGTGGGCCTACTACGTGGCCGAGTCGGGCAGCGTCACACAGACGGAGCCGACCTTCGCGCAGGCGGTCCTGGAGGCCAAGAAGCTGCTCGGCGGCACCCGGGTGTCCAGCGAGGAGATGGTGGACTCAGCCATCGCGCTGGAGGCCCTGCTTACGTCGATGTTCGCGGATGCCATCGCGTACGTGGAAGACAACGCCTTCATCAACGGCATCGGTGGCGCTCAGCCGGTCGGCATCCTGAACGCGGATGCGTTGGTATCGGTGGCAAAGGAAACCGGCCAGTCGGCCACGACCTTCGTGACCGAGAACGTCGTGAAGATGTTCAGCCGGATGCTGCCTTCTAGCCTGAACCGGGCCGTGTGGCTAATGCATAACGACGTGATTCCCCAGCTCTACACGCTGAGTCTCACGGTCGGCACTGGCGGATCGGCGATGTTCATGCCGCAGGGCGGCATCGGCGGCGCACCCGGCGGCACCTTGCTCGGGCGCCCGGTGATCTTCACCGAGAAGTGCCAGACGCTCGGGACCGCGGGCGATGTGTATCTGGTGGACCCGGCCTACTACCTGATCGGTGACCGGCAGGCCCTCACGATGGCGGCCAGCGAGCACAGCAGGTTCAGCACGGATGAGATCGAGTTCCGGTTCACGCAGCGCCACGACGGGCGGCTGTGGCTGGACTCGGCCCTCACCCCGCGCAACGGCTCGAACACCGTGAGCCCTGCGGTCAGCCTGGCAACCCGGTCCTAACCGGAGCCCCGATTCGTCGGGGGGGAGTAACGACAGATGATGCGAGTGAGCGAACACGGTCTGATTAGCCCCATCGACCTTGACAACGGGTCGGGCGGCGAGCCGTTCCTGCACGACATCGGCGGAACGAACGCGCAGACGGGCTGGGAAGACATGCTCAACTACGGCCGCGGCATGGCCTACGTCGAGCTCGGCACCTGGAATGCGACGGATGACCTGGACGAGTCAAAGGTCCAGTCCTCAGACGATACGTCGGGGTCGAACACGGCAGAGGTCACGACCGACGCGTCCGGCGGCAACTACGACNCGGACTCGCCCATCGACGCGGACGGCGACTTCATCGTGACGGAGTTCCGCGGCGAGAACGTGGATTCCGACAACACGAACGCGCAGCGCTACGTCCGGTACTACGTCGCGGAGGGCGGCAACACCGGGACGGACAACGCGTGCGGTTACATGCTCCTGTACGACTACCGCTACCCGCGGAAGGAACTTCAGGGCGCGGCATCGGCCGGGTCACAGGTCTACGTCGATCCCGGAACGTAAGCCATGATCGCCATCACAGTTCAGGTCCGTGGCAACAAGCGGGAGGTTCCGCCTTCCGTGCCGGTTCTGACGTGGTGGAACCGGGTGCTGGAGGTAGAGGCGGAGGGCCTTGCGCCCCCGCCCTACTTCAGCCCCGCAATGGAGTTCATGTCGCCCGCGGAGATCGCCCGGTTCCGGGCCAAACTCTACGTGTGGCAGGAGTTCACCGGGGAGATGCCCGGTGAGACGGCGTGGTGGTGGGAGGAACGAATGGTCCGCCGCCGTGGCGGACCGCTGACCGATGAAGTGACACCCGCTGACATCAACGGCGCGGGAGTGCTGGCCTGCGGATTCTGTGAGGCTCGGTGGAGCGCGGATACCGCAGGCGGCCACCCGGATCGATGCAAGCTGTGTGACCGGCTGCTGCTGGTCGTGCGCGACGAAAGGACGGCCAATGGCGACGA